CCTGTCTTTGCCATCATGGCGTAATCACTGCTATCGCCGTCGCGTAATCCAATAGCGGCATAGCGCATGGCGTCGGCAGAATGCGAACTGGCATCGTGGTTGGGCTTCTCGCGCCACGTTGCCGATCGGTCATTCCACTGCCTGTGGTAATGCCTAAGATACTTCAGCCCCAGGCTACAGTTGTGGCGGTCAAAATGTAGGGTGGGGAGTAACCCCCTCACCGCTTCGATGCCGTCCTGTAAAGATAACTTGGCGACAATGGTCGGGCGCACCCCCAACCCCTGCAACATTTCATAACGCGATGAGCCACTGCCCAACTCGCGGACAAGAACATCGTGAGGAAAATAGTGGTCACCATAAACATAAGGGAGAGAACGCAAGTGAGCGATGTAGTGATGTAATCCTTCACCAGAACTCTCATAATAATCTATAATCCTATGCCCGGTTTCGCCGCGGATAGATTGGCCAAACCAAATGGCTGTACTATCGCGCATGCCTAGGTCAAAGGCCGTCCAGACCTCCGCATTTGGCTCCCAAGGAACCGATCCGATCTGGCCCTGCAATTCCATCCTGTCCAGCATCTTGGCGTAGTAGGCGCCGACAAGGGCCGCGGACCAGGAGCATTCAAATTCCTGGTCATATTGGCTTTCATCCATGGTATCCCGTGCCGCTTGCAGTTCCTTTTCAGGAATAATCCCGGTCTGGCTGGCAGGGAAGCGCATGGCGAACCACTCATCGTCGCCATCTTCCATGTTCCGAATGGCCGTATCGTAAATCGTCCTAAACTGATTGTCGCCTCTGGGCGTTCCGATCCACAAACATTTGCCCGTACCAAAGTCAGAAAGCGCGGGCCTTACAATTTCTGGAAACAGCCGCGCATTCATGTCCGCATATTCGTCGAGAACGGCGGCATCAAGGCGAAGCCCGCGCAGGGCATCGGGATTTTCCGATCCCAGCAGCCATATCCGCTTGCCATCAGGTAGGTCACAGCGGAGTTCCGCCTCATTAAACCGTACCTGGGGGATAACCCCGGCATATTCACGGAGCATAATCCACGCGATTCTTTTTGCGCTTGAGTACGTTGGCGCAATATAAGCCCCCTGCGCGTTTTTACGGTCACAGGTAAGGATTTCACGCAATAGCCAGTTGATGGCCATGACGGTCTTGCCAAAGCGCCTGTGACAAACGGCAACATTAAAACGCCGGCATTGCTCATGGAACGTCTGCTGCAACGGCCTGGGCGTATAAGGTATCGTAACCCTGTTAGGTTCAGTCACGCTTGCATGTCCTGTTCGGCTATTACGCACAGAAAATCACAATCAGGGGCAATGGGCGCCGTCACCGCGTAATCAACGGGGATTTCGTCAATAAACACCCGCTCATCATCAATCCTCGCCAGCCGCACCCCCAAATCGCGACTTAACCTCACCATGCGCTCAAATTTGTCTGGAAACTCCTTACGCACCAAAGCCCAATAGGCAGGGCTTGTGGCCTTCACACAGGGCAAGCAATTGGCGTTTGGGAACCCCAAAGCATAGGTCAGGGGCGGGCTTATCCCCGCCGTCTTAACCATTGATAAACAAGCACTTTTCGTAATCCCCCGCTCAATCAAGGGGAACTCACAGACCAAATCCGGCCAATGCTCTCGCAAGGCTTCCGCCCGTTTCACATCAGGGCCGTCAGCCGTATAGCCAAACACATGAACATCCCCCGGCCGCTCAAACTCCAGGCGGGGCTTAATCTTCAGTTCTCCCGTGCAGGGCGCGCCAGCAATGCCAGCAAGAAACTTACGCTTCTCCCAGACCTCCCAGGTGTCCGCATACTTGTCGCTCTGCAAAAACGTAATTTCTTGGCCAAACCAGGCCACGCAATCACGCATAAACCGCGCATTGTCCTCATGCTCTGAACCCGTGCGGCAGTACGCAATGACATCAGGGCACGACAATTTCGTGGCAACGGCAGATGCCGCCCCACAGGAAAACCAACTGATACGGCGCAAAACTTACCGACTACGCCGTTCCATAGTCGCCCTGCAGAAACATCAGCAAGCAAATACGCCAGCCATTGTGCGGCGTTACCCTATGCCGGTTCTGCTTATCCTGATCCCAAACCCATAAAGCCCCCGGCTCCTGGGCGGGTACATCATCCGCAAACTCTAAAACACCCCCCACCCCATCAACAGGGCGTTCTGTCAGCAAAATAGACGCCGACACGCCACACCAGGGCATATGACTACCATTGTCCAAATGCCAATCATGGCCCTCCTTACGGCACTCAACCCTCACATACGAAGGGTCTTCAAGGGCAACATCAAACTTGTCCCGTACAGCCTCAACAGCCGGGCTGACAAGCGGGTCATCAAACCCCCTATACCCAACCTCATTGGCCAGCAAACCGCACTGTGTGGCGTCCAGAGCGTCAGGGACAACAACTCTAACCAATTAGCTTGCCACCCAGATACCGTCCACCAACAGCCCTCTGGGCCTCCCTCTGGACCTCTGGGGCCGGTTCCTGCACAAAAGCCTCATTAACATCAGGCGTAGAAGGATCATCAGCCTGGAACGTCCCATCAGCCTTCTTGGCCCTGGCGCGACGCTTGGCCGGCTCCTTCTTGGTCGATGTGATCTTCGTAGATGCTCTAGCCATTAACTTTCTCCAACTGTAGGCAGATACAGGTTGTGGTCCCATCCAACTGTGTGCGCGCGGCCGCCAGCGGGGGTACCCCTGCCTAGACACCCCCACGTCAATTATTAAGTGTACACCGACAATTCATGACAACGGCGCCGCAAGCCTAGCAATGCCGGCCCTTTTCGATTCCAGGGATTGGCGATGCTATCAATCGGGCAAGCAATGCCGGCCATTGTATGTTGCCGACGTTCGCGCCCGCGACGAGAGTGATATGTGTGGGCGAACGTTCAACAACCCACCACCACAAAGCGCCCTAACTTTTTTTACTCTTAATAGTTGACACCCGATTCGCATGTATGTATATACACATTCATGGGGCAAGCGTGCCCACCACAAATAGGGAACTAAACCAATGTCTTTTTACCGTTCAAAGTTTCGCACCGAAATTCACATTGCAGGTTGGGTTTACAAATCCCGCCGGCGCTTACGTGCTGCGGGCAAGCCCGTTTGCATCTTTTGGCAATTCAAGCGGGGGGCTTAAACCGATGCCCAACAAAATACGCCCGATTGTTCGTGCCGCTTTCAAGGTGGATGAACTTGCTTATCAGTTTTGCGACATTGATGTTGCCGATGGTTTGTTGCCTGACGGCACCGGCGAAGAGATCATGCGCGCCGTTAACGACAAATTTGACGACGCCTACATTGTTGGCGAGGCCCGCAATCGCCTCGACATTGCAATGGACGAATGCAACCAAGAAGACCCAAGTTGGCGACGAGACGCCAAGCAACTCCGTCGCTTTATTGGCAAATGGGGGAATTAATCCAATGGATATCTATACCACCGTTTACATGGTATTTTTGTTTTTCGCCCTTTGGGGCGTTTTCGGCGCCATCTGCTATTTCGGCATAAAGGCGTCGCTATCATGAAAATCAATCAGCACAAAATCACGCCGGGCGACGTCGTAAGAGTACATCGCAACCTCAACACCGGCGCATGGGCAATCAGCGTCAAAATTCCTGGAAAGGGATGGCGAGTTGCCAACAATCAGATAAGCGAATGCTCTATTGCGAACGCGACGCCGATCACAAGCGACAAGGGCGCCGCCCGCATTCAATCAAAAGGGCATCGGGAAGTAATAGCCAAAATTGAGGGCGTATTCTTGGGCTTGCATTGTGAGCCTATCAGCGACGCCGCAACGGTTCACTATAACCCGTTTAAATCTTCTGATTTTCACTGGAATAACGGCGACGTTTTCACGGGTTCAAATACTGTCAGTTTTCACAAAGGCGCGTTTCACGCCGTAGCACAAAGGGCTTGATCATGTTTAAGACGAACGCCGAATTACGCCGTTTTCTAATGTTGCAAAAAAAGACCTATTCCGATTGCCCGAAGCGCGTTTGGGATAGGTATTCAATTTATGTGCATTGCGTCGGGTTCGATGAATACCCCAAAACCTTACACGATTGGTTAGGGGATTGATCATGGCGGACACATTGCCCGCGGGCGCCTACCTTATCGGCGACCCTTGCTATTACCTGCAAAACGGCGATTTCTGGAAATCCCTTTTCAAGACGTGCCCGTTTTTCAGCGACCATGTTGAGGGCGTCCATACGATTACGGACTATGCCGGCACGGCTCACGAATGCGCTTTGTTCGGAACGGGCGGCGACGGTGGATTTGACGATGTAGAGGGCGCTTTCACATACGGCGTCGATAGCGGTTCGCTTGGCGCGTTTCCCGTGCAATTCATCATT